GGAACCAACACTCGTACCTGCTGCTGTTGCCGCTGCTGCCACCCCTGCTTCACCTGCGGCGCCTGCCGTTGCTCCTGCTGCTCCTGCACCGGCTGCACCTGCTCCTGCACCGGCTGCACCTGTTCCAAATACAAGACCGAGTTTTGAGCTTACGAAAGAACCAAGCGCACTAACACCAGTTCCGAGCAGTGTCTTTGCCGTATTGGTCAAGAAACCTTTAGCAATACCACCTGCGATACTGATACCAACACCAATTAGATCGGCTCCGATTTTCAGCTCGATGATAGACCACCAATCAATTCCGGAAAGAAGGTCTCCAATTTTACTGATGACCTCACTCCATTGCACTGTCTCCATGAAACTCTTGACTGCATCTTTAATTCCGTGAACGAATTTATTGATTGCGTCCGCACACCTATTTGCATCAAAGTTATTGAAGAAACCGTTGATGGCGTTTCCTAGCTTTTCGCCAATAACATCCCATTTAAGTTCATTTCCGAACTCGAAAACAAAGAGGATTGCCGTATTGAGGGCTTTGGCTATCGCTTTGCCAACCTCATAGAAGTCGGTTTCATGGAAGAAACCATTAATCTCTTGCGCAAGACCTTTGCCCCAACCTTTGGCGGCGCTTGTAGCTACTTTCCAGTCAATGTTGCCCAGTGCATTGTTAATTGCCCTTCCGATACATACGCCAAGATTATAGAAGTTAAATTCCTGTGCAAACGCATCAAGGGCATTTAAAGCCGTATTGATCGCCCCGGCAATCGTCTTACCGAGTGAAGCGAAAGTGCTAGGCTGGAACAGACCGTTAAGGAACTTTGCAAGACCTGTTCCGAAGTTACGTGCCTTTTCATATATCTCATTCCAACTGATGCTGTCCATAGCTTTCTTAAGGGCATCGGAGATATATTTTCCAAGGTCATACAAGTTGTCAATTTCCGACTCAAATGCGGATTTAGTCTTTCTTGCGACCACTCCTACCGTACTTGCACCTGCGCCACCTGCACCAGTATCGCCACCGGAGCCAGAGCCAGACCCTTTACCGCCAGAACCGGAACCTCCGCCAGAACCGCCAGAACCACCATTAAGTGTATCAGCTACATCGTTGAGGACGTGCAGTTCATCGAAGTCAAGAATCGTAGCCTTCAGCTTCTTAGCGTTATCGTTGGCGTCATCAAGTGCATCACCGACTCCACCAACGCTGTCACCTAAGTCGTCGGCACCACCAGTGGCATCGCCCAAGTCGGCAGCCATATCTTCGACTCCGGCAAGTGCGTCATCGGCAATACCGCCACCTGTGATTTCATACTCCCATCCAAAAATCTTTCCGAGAGCATTAAGGACATTTTGTGCAAAAGCTATTGTGCTTTGCAGGAAAACATTAAAGCCTTTCAGAGCTGGTTTGAGAGCATTGATAAGACCTGTACCAATGACCGTACCAAGAGCCTTAAACGACTCTTTGAGAATGATGGTTTGGTTGTGCCATGTATCACTTGTCCTAGCAAAATCGCCCATAGCAGCAGTGCTTTGAGCGAGAACATACTGATACCGAAGCATGGTCTTTTCAGCCTGTGTCATAGACGAAATGTTGGCGTCAAGTCCCTGCTTCATAGCCCACTCTTGTAAAGTGGCTTGTGTTAAATCTATTCCCAGGGCACGGAGAGGTCTTGTCTGTCCCGTGTAGATAGCTTGCAACTTCTCGTACACGTCTTCTTGACTTATATCATAGAAGGACGCCATATCAGCCGCCAACCGAGTTAAATTGACGGACATGTCACCCATCTTTCCGGTTGCTACACCGTACTCGATACCCATTGACTTAAGACGGTCTTCGGCGCTCGACATTTGGCTATTGGTAATACCCATAGCCTTGCCCATTGCCTGATACCTTGAAGCGTACTGCTCAAAGGACAGCTTCGACATACCAAGTGTAGTAATGGTATTCTCAGCCGCCTTATTGAACTCCTCAATGTAAGAAGCATCATAGACGTTGGAGATAACGTTCTGAACTTCCGTAAGAGAAGATGCGTTTTCAACCGCACCGGAAACGAAATTCCACGCTGACCGCAAAGCCCATATGATTGTACGGACTTTCACAATAGCGCCCGTAAGCGACTCTGCGTGGGCTTTTACCTGTCGCAGACCCTTTCCGAACTGTGCGGAACTGTTGTACCCTTCCTTAAATGCGTCTGCAAACGACTTCACAACTGCTTTTCCGGCTTTCAATGCAAATTGCATCTTACCCGTGCTTGCGGTGGCTTCTTTGGTCATCCCGGAAACACTCTTGTTTGCTTTAGCGAGATTTCCGAGAGCGACTACCAATTGCTGAGTCTTATCGGAAACTTCCGGCAGACTGTTAAGGTCGTCAACCATCTGTCGAATTGCATCGGAGAGCTGCGGAAGTGTTTTTATGGCTTCATTGGCGTTTTTGCCACCTAGCCTTGAGAAAGCCGATGCTAAAGAGCTGATAGCGCTGACGGAACCTTCGTTTATTGATATTCCGCTAAAGTGCCGTGAGAACGCTTCAAGTTCGGCTGTGATATTCGGAAGAGTCCATGCGATATTCTGGGCGTTTTTGCCACCAAGTTTCGAGATGGCACTGGCGAAAGTCGAAATATTGCTTGCGTCCGGAATCGTGACACCGTCAAGGCTTTTAAGACTTCCGGCTATTGCAGGGATATTTGTGGCTGCCGCAGTTGCTTTTTCCCCACCGAGCTTGTCCGCTGAACTTGCAAGAACCTTTAGCTTTGAGAAATCCGGAATTGTTACGTCTTGCAGCCCTCTTAGGGAATCCGCAAGGGAATCAATGCCACCTGCGCCACCACTGTTTTCTCCACTGGTAGCAGTTTGAAGCGCCTGCATCTTTGGTATAAGAGCTTCAACTTCATTGGCAACATCTTTTTCGGAAACAACGTACGCCTGTGCGGCTTGTGTGAGCTTTTCCTGTTCGTCTCTGGCTTGCACAAGGTAGTCATAAATCTGACGGAAAATATCAGACGCATTACCACCCATGAAATCGCTGTTACCGATGTCAATTATGTTTCCAAGTGCGTTGTTCATCTCTTCTGCAAAAGATGCTATATCCTGCGCACCCTCGAATAGCGCACTATCGTCTGTGGTGAACACTTTTCCGAAAGTGGCACGCATGGACCGATAGTCGTCAGGGAACTCACTGGACTTGAATGGGAGATAAACCTGCGACCCCCTCTTGTTAGCATCGGAAACATACTTCCGTACCTGCTGTGCAATTGAGTCGCCCTTGTCGCCGGTCAGATTGCTTACGTCTGTGGCGCCTTGAATTACTTTGGCGAGATTCGATAGCTTATCAGCGTATCCAGATGTTTTATTTCCGGAACTGTCAATCTCCGAAGAAAGTTCTCTGAACGCTTGCGTGACGGCTTCTACGTTTTTTGCACCCGTTACACCGAAAGTAGATGCAAGCTCTTTCCCTTGTTCGGAAAGTTCCTTGTTCATATCACTCATGGTCTTGCTGTAAGAAGAACCACTTCCAAAAGCGTTGTTCAGCTTACTTGCGTTTTTTGCAAGGTCTTTGAGTGATGCTGAAACTCTGGTTATTTTGTCGGGATCGAGTGTCTTAATGCTGTTTCCGAGATTAGTGAATCCGCTCGATAGATTATCAAGCGCACGCTTGTAACTTCCGCCGTCCTTGAAATTCTCAAGGGAGCTGTTCAGCGTTCTTAGATGCTGTTGTAATTGGTCAACGGCGCTAATTGACTTATTGACGCTTGCGCCTATCTCTAACGACAAGCTGTCAATTACATCACCATTAGGCATATCTTAAGTCTCCTTTCTTTCGGAGACATTTAATCCGAAGTTTTATGCTGTGCAAGTCTTGAGTTTGTCGCCAACACACTAAGTGATGTGAACAATGCTTCAACTTGCTTCATCTGCTGCTCTTCTGTTAAGACAACTTCTTCGGCTTCTTTCTTTGCAGTCGCAAGCAAAGGCTCTTCATAATAAGTGATGGACGCTTTCTTTCCGGCCAAGACGTTTTCCGTAGAAGCGAGTGTTGCACGATTGACATAAAGACCCATGCGCCACATTTCTTCGTCTTGACGTTCTCTGCGTATCTCATTAGCCTTGACGTAAGCCTTTAACCTGTGAGGGTTGAGTGTCCAAAAAAGCTCTTCCGAAATACCAATAGCAAGTGCGTCCGGCAACCACTCAAAACGAAAATAGTCACGCACATCATCATAGTCTTTCGGGGTCTTCTTGATTACTCTTCCGCTGTCTCTTCCTTCTTGCCCGACTGAGCTGTCTTTTCTGCGCTCTTGTTGACTGCTTGAAAAAAACCGGAGTCTGCCACCGAGTTTCCGAATACTTCAAAGAGATCGACAAGCGTGCCGCCATTAATGACGTGTTCCTGGATTTCATTACCAGCCCATGCAAGGTTGTTGTTGTTGTACAGGGCAAGGTATGCTCTGGCAAGCGCAAGATTCTTCTTGCCGAAATCCTCAATGGAAATGCCCATCATGTCGAAGTCTGCGACCGCATTGAAGTCAAACTCTTTGGCGATATACTTTCTGCCGTTAACAGTAAAAGTGTTTTTCTTTTTAGCCATATTGAAACCCTTTCCCCCACGTTAAAGGCGTGAGCAACCTTAAATAAAAGGAAAGGGGGAGCCTTTCGACTCCCCCGTGTACCTAACGAAATAATATTATTATGTGGACGGCTCAACAGCCGTGGCCATGCCGACATACTCTGTTACAACAAGGTTGATTTCCATTGTCAAAAGCTGATTCTGACCCATTTCCGGCATCGGAAGTTTCTTCGGCGGTTCAGCCTTGAAGAAGAAGCCCTTTGTGAGTCTGGGATGATAAACCTCAAACCAAAGCTCCTGTCCGGTTGTCAGACCGTTGAAAGCTGTGATAACACCTTCCCACTCAGCGATTGTCGCGTCTGTCGCATTGATCGTGACAGGAAGTGTCTCGTCTGTATCTGCTCTGCCGGCGACTCGACGAGTAACTTCATCTACGAGTGCGGATGCGTCGATAGCTTCTGTGGAAAGAGAGATACCACCGATTGAATTAATTCTTGAAAGTTCAGTAAAGGAATCCGGCTGTGTAGCTCCTGCTTTGTAGCCGAATTTGACGCCCAGTGTCGAAAGACCTGCAAGTGCCATATCTAAATACCCCCATTAATGATTAAAAGAAGTCGTGTTCCGCAATTAGTCTACGGAAACGTGCGACTCCGAACTTTATGTCGTGATTCGTCTCATATATCGGAAAACCAGTTATGTTGAACCGAAGAGACTTCATAGCCAGTACGCAAGTATCCATTATCTTCTTAACGTCTGACCGTTCGTTTGAATAAACTGTAATCTGAATTGTTTCGTAAAGCGCATTGACCGATACGTTGTCGATATTGTTGCCCGTTTCTATCGGTGTAAGCTCCGAGAAGAACACCGTGGGCAGTTTTGTCGGCTCTGTGTTATCTTCTTCTATCGTGAAGAAAATGTCCGTATACGAGCCGTTTAGAGCGTCCCTTACCTTTTTCTCGAACTGAGTAAAAAGTACGGCTTTCAGTTTTTGGAACCAATTTTCACTTGCCATAACATCAACTCCAATCCGAGAACGCTTTTTGAGCCGCCGAGTGAATCTTCTGAATATCTTCCGTCATAGCGACCACAGCACCGTAAACAGGCATTGTGGCTTTTGTACCGTATACTTCCTTGCCTTGATAGTACCAAAAGTCATTGATACCAAGCGACCATTGCCATTCAGCGCTTGTGCCGTACTTACCAATGCGATATTCCGGATGAGCTAACACGAACTTATCCGATTCATGTACGTTTTCTCCGGCATGACCGTTGTAATGGACACCTGCGCCGTATTCGATGAAGACCAAATCTTTACCGGAAATGCGGATTGTCATCGTGACATTGTTTCCGTCAAAATGAACAGATTCAATAGTCGATGTGTGTGACGTGTCCGTAGTGCCGTTACTTGCCGCTTCGAAACGTTTGTCGGACTCCGTAATGCCTATCTTCGCAAGCTCTTCCAGAAGTTTCTGCGTCTTTAGAATCAGTTGCTTCTTGTAGGACTCAAGATAAGCTATGGCATCATCAATACCCTTCTTGCTTAAAGGGAACTTCTTAGTCCTTGTACGCATTTGTGTTCATTCTCCGAAGCAGGATGAGCGATATGTTCTGCGATGTCGCCACACGCTTTACGATGTAATCTGCGGAGTTTTCGTCGACTACGTCTGCGTCGCCAACTGTAACGGCTTTGGAAGGATCGTCAGTTTCCTTGCCGTCCTCGTCGAGCATAACAACGTCTTTCATCACTTTGTGTTTCGGCTTTGACCCGTGCCATATTACGGAAGTTTCCGTGACAGGCAATTCAAATGCCTTCATGAGAATAAGTGCATCATATGCGCTTATGTCGATACCGTATGCCATTGGAACGGCTACATTTCCCCTTGCGTAAGATTCAGAACCTACTGGGATAATGTTACCGATAAAAGCAACCGGCTCTTCGTAGACAGGATTTGAGTATCCTGCCGATACAGGAATGACTGTGCCGTCAATTTCCGTAGTGAGAATGTGACCATCCTCGACCACATATAACGGCTTCGTCGCTCCTTGATTTGAATACATCAGATTTTGTTTATTCTTAAGTGCTGTCCGCATAAGGAATCACCCCTTACTCGGTAACATCTACCTCTGGCAATCCGGCAATGGATGTAAGTACCGAAAGTACCCCGGCGAGAACAGACGCAGATGCAACGAGCGTCCAGTTCACATCACCCATGTATGCAGATGTGCCGATTGTGGCAACAGCCGTCTGAGCAATTGTCTTGACTGCTCTTACACCGGCTGCTTTAAACCATCTTTTCTGTCTGTCTGTCATATTACGATTGACCCCCGTTAAGCCTTGACTCGACCGCATCTACACGTCGGTGAAGGCTTTTGAGTGATTCTTCAACAGAGATAATTCTGTTATTGTGGTCAGTAAGTTCTTTCTGTAACTCCCGAACACTATCCCTAGTGTCCTTTGTTGTTGAAAGAACGTCGTTTAATTTCTCATCCATACGTGTTTCAGACCGTATGCGCTGTTCCCTGTCCTCATCACTTGCCCTGCGATTACCGCTGAGACCCATGTAGACAGCGAATGCCACCGAAACGATGCTTATGATTGTACGGATGTAGTCGAGTGTTTCTGGTGACATACATACCCCCAACAGCGTTAAAAGTACCCCACACAATAATGTGTCCCCCAAAGCACGCATACAATCACCGAAAGTACACGCACCTCGAACCAATCCGCTCTCTACTCTCACACCAGTCGGCTTAACGGAACAATGCCGTTAAAAAGTCGGTCACGGTCTCTGTACGTTCTTGTCGTACTGTTTTCCGTAGAACTCGTCTGAAACTCTATACCGATGGTGTTGTAGTCAAATAGTGCCAGATTGAAGATGTGGGAAGTGAATTGTGAAAGGTCGTTGTACTGCTCTTCTTCCGACATGGAAGACGGATACCTGCCACCGAACTTCATTGTTCTAGCCTGCAAGACCTCACGGAATGCTATGTTCAGCTTCGACTGCACGACTTCCTCTTTAAAGCCGACCTCGTCTTCAAGCTGAGTTATAAGCTCCATGAGGATTTCTTCTTTCAGGTCATTGAGTGACATGTCCTCACCACCTTTTAGGAGTCTCTGCGCTTACGTCTGCCCTTCTGAGCGTTCTTGTCTGCGCTATCCGCTCCCGGCTTTTTATCTTCCGGAATAGAAGGAACGGGAGCGACCTTTTGAGTCACTCCCTCTTCATAACGGATACGCTGACGTCTGCGTATCATCATTCCCATATGTGAAATCTCCTTACGGATTACGCACCAAGCGTAATCTTGATGATCTTGCTCTCGTCATAGACATACGGAGCGAACAGCTTAGAGCCGACAATGAAGTTGGTCTGAGAGATAATGTCACGATCAACCTCAACGAGAGTATCACGCTTCATGTAGATTCTCAGTGCGCCCGGCTTTACGATGTAAGCTGTGTCAGCATTGCCTGTGGACTTCTCATAGTATTTGCCAAGATCAGCCGCAACCGGAGACGCAACAGCCGTGTAGACATTCGTAACAGCGTCAAGTGTGTAGTAGGTCTTAGAGCTATTGATAGATTCGTCCGCTGTCTTCGTATAGTGAGTCGGAGCAGTCAGTCTGCTTGTCAGAGCAACCTGGCAACCGTGAACCATGCCGACCGTACCACGGATAAGGATGTTTGCACCGATCTCTGTGTTCGGAATCCAAAGATTGGACTTGCGGAGTTTGGCATAAAACGTCGGGTCAATGAGAAGAACTTTCTCGCCGTCAATGTCCTCACCGAACTTCGTGAGTGCATCTGCAATGCCATCAGAAGCGTTTGTAGCCGCTGAAATGGTATGTGTCAGAGAAGATACTCCGTCCATAGCGTCAAGAAGTCTGCGCTCTACGCCATCGTTGATGGCAAGCAGAATCTCGCGTGTCGCTTCGTCAGCGGCATTGTTCTGATAACCGGAAAGCAGAGCTTCGTCCGTGATCTCAACACCCTTGCCGATCTTTGTAACTTTTACTCTCTTTGTGGTTGTTCCGAGCTTCGCAATCGGAATATCCTGTCCTTCGCCTACAAGCGGAGCAGTGCCGATGAACGGGGAATATGCCGGAAGTGTAAGTTCATCACCGTCTCTGCCCTCAAGCGTTCTGTCGATTGTGGCAAGCGGAGCAAGTCTGATTTTGTCAATAAGTTTCTGGTCGATATAATCTGCAAGCACCTGCGGATCAATGAGCTGTGCAAGCATTGTAGCATTAGCTGAAGCTGCCATATTTAATCTCCTATGTGTGTAAATGTTTATTGTTTAGGCGCGACCTACAAGTCGTTCGTAGACTTCCGGTGACTTTTTGCGAAGTTCTGACCTTTGCATCATGTTCATAGTCTCAAACTGTTCTTTGGTAACGCCCTGTGTTCCTGTTCCGGCATTAACGTCTGGACGCGACTTGAGCCATTCACTTTCCTTCTTCTTGATGATTGCCGTTGTCGCTTCTGTCTGAACATTGAAGAGAGCATCCGTATCTCCGTCATACATTGCTTCTGCGGCTTTGGTGGCAAGCTCTTCTGAGTAACCCTGTTTCATGTACTGGCGCACATACTTGTTGATCTGATTCTCACGAAGCAGTTGATTGTACTTTTCATCCCGTTCGGCTTCTTTCTCAGCCTTGTCAATAGAAGCCTGTTCCTGTGCGGAAAGTGTTTCACGGTACTTCTTCTTGTAGTCGGCGGCTTCGGATGCGTTCTTGTCGGACGCCTTCTTGAGCTTTGCGACCTCTGTCATAAGCGCCTGATTCTGTGCGGTCAGTTCCGCAAGTTTAGCGGCTACATCAACTTCGTTCGTGTCCTTCTTCTCGACTTTGGTCTCTTCTGCGGAAGTTACTTCAATGTTTTCCTTTGTTTCTGCCATAAAATCTCCTGCGGTTTACGTCTTCTCTGACGTTGCCCATCAATTGAGCAAGTGTTGTATTCTGCGTTTTTGTTCATGCTTCTCTGCATGTCTTCGTTGCGAAATTTGTATAGCGCCTTCTCTGGCGCATATAAAAAGAGATAGGTGTTGACCTACCTCTGATTAACTAAATGTGAGCCAACATCGACAGTTGACTGTTTCTTCCGGTGCATCGACTTCCGGGTCACGGGGAACCATCATTTCGCACTCACCGACTACGAACGGCTTGTCGAGCGGTATTGTCTTGCCTTCGACAGCCTTGTGCGTATCACGGACGGCTTTATCACCGACCGTGCGCCATGTTTTTCTGGACTTTCCCA